CCTTACACTCTTGCAGGATATCTCTCCAGAGCCTTCTTTAAGGTTTATCCTTGCGCCCCTTACCTGCTTTGCTGCTGACATGTTGGCAACAGACGCGCCCAGGGTGTATGCAAGGATGGTGGCAGAGGCACACACAAGGTCGTGTCCAGGCTCTCCGCTGCAGGCATGTCCTTCAATGGTGAGCTTGTGGTATTTGCGGTGGTAAATGACTTTTATCATTTCTTTCTCTCCCTTGTTACCCCGCCGCTGTCAGGCTGTGAGCTGTCACTGGAACGTGCCCTTGCACTTTCCACATTGGCAGGCTCCTTTTTGCCTATGCCGGCGATATTATCGCTTTCAAACATCTGCGCCGAGGCCCCGCCCATTACTGCGCCGCCTCCGCCCATAGTCTGCATGATATCCTGGCTGAGCCCCTGTACCATATCCGGTCTTGTTGCCTGTGCCAGTACCAAAGCAAGCTGCATGTACTGTATGAGCTTCTGATACATGGTGCCGTTCTGCGCTACCTTCTGCATGATTGTGTCCTTGCCGTCAAAGTCCATTATGTCAAGGCACATAAGGGCCTGGTCTGTCATCTGAGGGCTAAAGAATCCCATCTGGAAGAACTGCAGCGCCAGCTCATTCTGTGAGACCTTGGTATATGCGTTCTTCTTCTGAGCTGAGACTTTTATATCAAACACCGGCAGCCTGTAGCCCATATCATTGCCGAAGTCGTTGCCCTGGTGCTGCGGCTGAATGCCGGTGTTGTTATAGCTGATAAACTGCTCCATGCCGTAGTTGCCAACAATACGGAACTGTCTCGGCATATCATAGAACTGTCTGATAAGCTCAATGCAAATGTCCACAATCTCGCTATATGCCCTGTATGCTGCCTGGGTACTGTCTCTTGAGCCTTTACCGCTGGCCTCCTGCAGAGCTGCTATAGCGGATGCTGCAGTTACACCGGAAGAAATATTACCGGTGCTTGTCTCTGTGTTGCCGCTGGTCTCTCTGAGCTCCTGTATTACCCTATCAAGCACGTTGACATAGATACCATCCAGGGGCTTGAAGTCTATCTGCCTTAAACTGTCCTCTCCCAGATTGCCGTTAACATGAACAATGGCCTTGCTAAGATCAGTGAACTCTTCTTCATTGACCGCACCATCAAGTCTCTGGAAGTAGCGGGGAGTAGAGCCCACCATAGCGTTCTTTACGAAGCTGGTGTTAAGCAGGTCGATAGCTGTCTGAGGATTGCGGCAGATATCTACATAGCCATATCCGCAGGGGCTACCCTCAATGGGGTACAGTGCGTCAAACACATAGGGGTACTTGCCGTGGTTATAGAGGCCCTGGGCTGCCATGCCAGGCTCATTCTCTGTGGCATAAAGCACCACATCATTGACATACTTGCAATACTGAAGTACACCGCCTCTGTGGTAGTACACTTCAATGACAGTTACTTTGTTCTCAGTGTCTACATGGTCGTCATACAGGAACTTGGTGCTCATGAAGGTCTGGCCCTTGAGCTTTCCCTGGAGCTGGGGATATTTTTCTTCAAGAAGGTCCTTGTCCTGCAGCTCCGTATGGAAGAAGTACCGGCTCTGCTGTATGTCTGTCACACCGGGCTCCCAATAGATGTTAAGGAGATTGACGCGCTCAATGCTGATATCTCCCAGGCCGTTGAGCTTGGAAGCGTCCCAGACTATCTTATACACGCCGGTGCCGGCCTTTATCTTCTGCCACATGGCGTCAGAATAGGTCTTTTCAAACTTGTTCTGCTCCATAATGCAGGGAATAATGGCGGAGAGCACCTGAGCTTCACCCCTGTCGTCACTCTCTCTCGGCAGTATGATAGGCTCAGGGTATGACTCCATAGCGTCAGCGTGCTTTGAGACAATAACATTGTGCAGCCAGCCGCTTACACTCTTAAAGCCTCCGTCTGCTCCTATGTTGGTCTGCTTCTTTTCCTCGGTGGTGTTGCGCAGCTTCCACCAGTTTTCAGAGGCCAATATGCGCTGCTCAGTCTGTACCTTGCCTGCCTTGTACTTCTCAAGGACCTGGGTGAACTTTTTAAGCTGCTCTGTGCCTATGGCCTGCTGCATGGGTGACATAGCCTCCGGTGCTTTTACTTCTGTAGTGGATATCTGATCCATGATAACCTCCTTATATGTAACCTCTGCGGTGTTGTTTCTCGCTGAATTGGTTGAGCGGGTCTGATATGATAGCTTTTCTTTCCTCGTGAATAATGGGCTTTATAGGACGTGACATGCACATGTACCTAACCTCGTCCGGGCAGTGGTCCTCCAGCTTTGTGTCAAGGTCCTCCGGGCGAGTCTCTGAAAACATCATCAGCGGGATTGTGCGTATAAATGCCTTGCAGGTGTTGAATATGTACATTCTGGGATAACCGTTCTCGTCAAACTGGAACCTGTAATGCACCTGCATCCAGCCTGGTATACGCTCATGGTCCCCAGGGGAGAAGTAAATGCCATACTTTGCAGCTGTATCTGCAATGCTTTCGCCTCTGGAGCTGTCCCATATAGCCGGGTCTGCTATGCTGTCCACAATCTTCCGGCCTTTAAGCCAGGGGTGCTCACGCTCAAACTCGCTTATTCTCTTGAACTGCTCTTCCGGGCTCCACTTAACACCTTCATCCGGTGTCTGGGTGCAGCCATACATTTCCAATATCCTGTATAGGGTGCCGTCATAGTCAACAGCCCAATAGCCAAGGGAAAAGGGCTTGTTATAACCAAAGTCATAGGAGCGCATGATATTCCAGCCTCTACACTCACCTTTGTTAAGGTCAAAGGGCTCTATAACATGGGTAAATCTGCGCTGCTGTAGTGCTTCCTCCGGTGTTATGCCTGCTGCTGCACACATTTCTATATCAGGAGTTATCCTGAACTCTTCAAAGAACTGGCCTTCAAAGATATCCCAGCGCCCCTCAAGCCATGCCTTACGCAGTTTGGGAGGAAGGGCCATGAGTCGCTTTATGTAGTCCGGGTCTGATTCCATAAGAGCTTTATTGTCCGTTACAAGGCTCTGTATGAATTGGTAATCCTCCGGTCTCTCGTTTTCTCTGTAAGCCTTATCAATAAACAGGCGCTTTACCCAGCCGTGGCCCTCGCCTCCTGGGTTACATGTGTAATAGATCCTCTTGGGGAATTCATTAACACCACGCACACAGGCGGTCAGCTTCTCCATCTTTGCCTCTGACTGGTGTGTAGCTTCATCCACGAAGAGCACGTCCACTTCTGTTCCCTGGAAACGCTCTGCGTCCTTCTCATTGTCACAGTAGCGGAAGAGTATACGACTGCCGTTGGGGAATGTGATGTGCTTCTTGCTGTCGTTATAGCTTGCAATCCTGTCTTTTTTATTGGGTGCATAGCAATTAAGGAGCTGACATATAGGGATGATGTGGTTTTCCTGCAGCTCAGGGTATGTTTTACGGATAATCATTACCTTTATACCCGCGTGTTTCATGCACAGCAGCACAGCCTTAACGCGCACAGCCCAGCTCTTGCCGCCGCCTCTGGCTCCACCAAATGCAACATTCTTTGTCTTAGCCAGCAAAAATAGCCTCTGTCTTTCACTGGCATTACCAAGGTTTAATGTTGGCATGGCTCCGCCTCCTTAATCTGCATACTCGTCAGCCACGCCGCCCATAATGATGGTTACAGGCTCAGGTGCGCCCTTGTCTGCATCTGCCTTGAGTCTATCCAGATCCAGGCGCTCTGCAGCAATTCTCTGTGCCTCAGCCTGTGCAGGTGTAGGGATGTTGTAGAAGTCTCTCATAAGGCTGGTAAGGTCCTTGAGTACAGAGGTAAGGTCTTTAAGGGCCTTGGTGTCTACCTTGGAGAATATCTTTTCCTCTGTCCAGGACCTCTCGCTGATGGCTGTCTCTCCGTCCTCATCTATCAGGGGAGAGGCATATGTTTCCTTGCGGTCTACCAGGTATCTGTTGAACTGGCTTTCATCCTCAAATGCTTTGACTGCCACGTCTATGGCCTTTGTGGTGGTGTCCATGAGCCTTGAGAGTCTGTTGGCCTCTATAGTAGAGGATTTTTCAAGGGTTTTTGCTATCGTTTTACTGCGATACTGCTCCCTCTGCTCTACCCATTGCTCCGCCTTAGACCTGGCAGCTATTCTGCTTGGGCCCACGCCGTATTTTTGAGCAAGCTTCCTCTGGCTAATGTCAGTCGTTATATATTCTGTTTTGATTTTCTTCCAATCGGCATTAGCCACTTTTTCTCACTCCTTTTATAAGAGAATTATAATAAAATGCCCTCGTTTTTCTCTATCCCTATTGACGCACCACGCAATGAGTGGTATATTATAAGTGAACAGAAAATAAAACGAGGAGGCAGTGATATGATTAAGGCAATGTATGTAGACAGAGACAGCCGGAGCTGCTGCTATGCGGTATCTATCGAGGAGGCAGTGAGCATCTTCCGGGCAAACGGTCTGAGTGGAGCAGCAAAGGAGGTAGGAACGGATAAGTGGATAGAGTATTAAAGGACCTTAGAGCTATGACAGGCTTATCCCAGAAGGCATTTGGAGAATGGCTGCATATTCCCACAAGGACCATAGAAGAGTGGGAAGCAGGCAGGCGCAAACCACCTGAGTATGTAGTAGAGCTGATAGAGTACAAAGTGAGGAGGGAATACGATGGTAGGAAGAATTGAATATCTCTATACTGGCGGGATCGGTGAGATAGTCGAATATGAGGACGCTGACAAGATGGTGAAGGACGTTTACTACGAGAACTACTACGGAGTGCCGATGACAATCGTGATATACTCAGACGAGAACGGCCCCATGATCCCAATAAGCGCATTTGCGGACCTGGATTGCATGTGTGGACTGAAAATAGAATAAAAAGAGGGAGAGGCATTAAGCCTCTCCTTCTTCTCTTGATTTATAAAAACTACACTTGCCCTTGGTCCTGCAGAGCATTTCTTTGAGCCCAGCGCACCGGTCCCCTTGGTTTCTTAGGGCTGCAATAGCTGCAGCTTGTTCTTTTCCCGGACCGCAATTCATAGCCTCTGACATGCACGATCCTTCCGCATGAGCACTCGCATACCCACATTCGCTCTCCACCGCTTGTGACCTTATCACTGATACACACCACATGAAGCTGGTCGAAGGTCTGTCCACACATATCTATCAACATTACTTCGTCCTCCGCTTAATCATATTACGGTTTCTCTTGTGCTGGCCCTCGATTTCATATCCATCGAGCCGCACCTGAGCTGTCTTTGCCTTACGTTGGGTTTCAGCGGCCTTCTCATACGCCTTCCGGCGCTCTAAGTATTCCAGGCACCCAGCGTGGCAGCCTGGTCTGCGGTCTATGCAGCCCTCGCAGGTTTTTGTCTTATCATTCATTTTTCATTCTCTCCATGACCTCCATGAAATGGAACAGATTTTTTCTCTGAATTGTGCCATTTGAATTGACCTTGCAGCCGCCTTGCTCAAGCACATAGAAAGCATTTTCCAGAGCAGATAAACCGCCATCACATACGGCTTCTTTTCCATAGAATGTCGTGCTATATGCAAACTGGTTTACCATGTCTGCTAAGGCGTACATCGTTTCACATAAAGCTCTCATCGGTGTTCTCCAACAAATAGCCATGCTCTTGTAAATAGTCTAATGCGGACCGCACTTCCTCCAGGCATTTTGCTCCGAAATTACGAATTTTCATAAGGTCCCGGTCAGACATTACAGCCAATTGCTCTACGGTGTATATCTTCGCTCGCCTAAGACAGTTCATTACTCTTGCACTAAAGTAAAGGTCCTCAAGCCTCAGTGGTGGTTCTTCATCGGAGAATTGCGGCATGCCTGCTGATCTCTTTTCTCCCCAAGAGCAAAAATCATTCTCAGTCTTTAATACATTCATGCTCCCCTGTCTTGTGCAGCACATAATGTCATCAAAAAACACCGAGGCGACTTGTTCATAGTGCTTGCAATCCTTGCACCGCACAAGCTCCATAAACCTAAAACAAGGCTCTTTCATAAGCTCCACTATGTTTCCGTCTGCCTGTTCGTTGCAGATATCGTAGTGGATGCAGTTTTCACAGGTCATTGTTAGTCCTCCCTTAAAAGCTCCGGGTTATCGTGGATGTTGCCGATGATTTCACACATTTCAAACTGTGAAGCATCAATCTCACTTATAAGGGTTTCTCCTCCCCATGCACCCACATCGTACAAGAATTTGATTACAAATCTTTGGGAATCTATGAGCCATCCGATATTTCTATCACATAGGCAAATATCCCCTTCAAACACCTTCTTGCCGTTCATGTCGGTAAACTCTGTGTACTGCCCCACGGTTTTGGGGTCTACTTCAACAAAACTGCCAAGCTCAAATTCTCGATGTTCATAGCTTGATACTCGAATAAAATTGAGTGAAATGCAAATATACGCTCTTCCCTCGCAAAACACCCCCAAGCCATTATTCAGCTCGCAATTGGGCAAAACCAAGCTGCCCTCTGCCCATTCGCCATTATCAATCCGCTTGCCGCGGAAAAGTATTTCACGCATTGTCAGCCCTCCAAAGCCTCATTTATTTCTTCCGCACTTGTGCCGGGCAGTTTTCTTAATATCCGCAATATTCTAAGCTGCCGTTTTTCTATTGCCCTTAAATAATAAAGCACATGAGAAACATCTTCTTTAATCTTATCAAGGCGGTTAAACTGGTCACGCTCAATTTGATTGGCAATTCCCCTCATTTCGTTTTCTACCGCCTGAACGCTTCTGAAATTCATTGAGTATGAACTACCATCTTTAAACGCGACAATAAGCCTTTCCGGGAACTGTACATCTAAACTTTTGTCTCTTTTAATTATTGCTATTTGCTCTGCAGCAAAGTAAAACGAGCCGAATTTTACCATCACTCTACCTCCCTCACAATTACCTTGATACAGTCCTCATCATGCCAGTAGTGCTCAATACCCTTTACCCACTTCCGGTTATCATCGTGCAGGATTTTGTCCTTCATGGCATCGACAATCATTTTCGCCATCATGGAGTGATTACCTGTGTCCAGGCGGTCATTCCAGAGGAAGGTAATAACCACCGGCTTTTCAAAAGGAGTGCGCCTGGTCTTTGCTTTGTTCATAGCGGCCCATGTAAGAGCATGCCAGAGCTTTGCGTCATCCTTACGCTGTGACCAATGCTTGCCAGCCCAATAAGCATTATCGCCGTAGAGCTTGTTCCACTGCTTCTTACCAGCAGGGGTCTTGGGATAATCAATGCGGATTACTTCTTTCATAGCCTTATACTCCCTTCATAAAGCAGCCCCAAAAGGTTTTGCTTTTCTTTCCGCTGTGATGGCCAAAAAGCGGCTTCTGCCCTATGGCCTTCCATACCTTCTCAGCAGGAATGTCATACTCTGACCACTTGAATATCAGTACGCCATCGGGTTTCAAGACTCTCATGCACTCCTGAAAACCGTCATGCAGCATTTGTGGCCACGACTCATCCAGTTTGCTGTACTTCTTTACAAGCCAAGCCGTTTCCTTGGCTTTGATAAGGTGAGGCGGATCGAATACCACAAGAGCAAAGGTGTCATCCTCAAAGGGAAGATTCGTAAAGTCGCACTGGATATCCGGCTCAATAATACAGGAACGCTCGGCCTTCCCATTGTCATTCTTCCAGATGTTATAATGGACCTCTTTGCGCCTGTCGCAGTAAATAGCAGCTGGATGGTTTTTGTTAAACCAAATTGTGCGAGAGCCGCAGGTTACATCAAGGATTTTCTTATCTATCATACCGGCATTACCTCACAGTAAGCATAAAACTCATATTTGGTCCACACCTTGCCGAGCCTTGTAGCTGCAGCAACTATCGCGGTGTTCTCATCTGGGGCAGCTACGCGAAGGGTTTCTTTGTGCCCAGGTGCTTTTACGTCCCAGCGCTTCTTGCCTCCGTATTTTTTGTATACGGCGTCAAGGTGTTCAGTTTCTTTTTCTTTCATCTGACCGCCTCCAACAGTTCCTCCACGCTGATCTGCCCATCAAGCTGCAGGGTCTTTCTGAGAGCACTGTATGTAACCAGCTCATCCATTGCCCTACCCTTATACATGTGCAGGAGCTTCTGCTTTTCTTCGTCAGTAGAGGCCAGCTTGTATCCGCCGTTAGGCAGAGCCATGATGGGGATGCCCTGCCTCCTGGCCTCTCGGATAAGGTTTCTTACTGTTCTGTCCGGGACGTTCAAGATATCCACCAGCTCTTCCCGGCTCCTGATGTTGTTGTCTTCAAAGACAACTCTGAACACTCTTTCGAGTATGTCCATATTATCCCTCCTCCTCATATTTCTCGGCCAGCAGCCTGTATACCTCGCATTTCTCATACTCCTTGCAGCAGAATGTCGTAAACTGACACTGGAAATCTGCCTTGCGGTGATAAATGAGAGCTATGCTGCTGTTATCTACTATACCTTCACAGGTAATGCGCTTCTTGCCGTCGTCCCATTTATAGAAAGGGCAGAGCGCATATACCTGGTTGTATGATCCGCTCGGCATGCTACCGCCTCCTTACTTGACGGTCTTTCATAGCCATGTCGAGAATTGCTTCGTAGTGCGTTTTCTTGGTGTAGCGTTTACCGGCGAGCTCATTATCAGCCACTATCTTGACGTACTTGTCGAACTCTTCAACAGAGAGCTTATCCAGTAAGTCGTCCAGTTGTTCATCACTCAGAAGCACTACACCTTTGCCAAGGGTGCCTTGAAGATAAGAACGCTTAGACTTTTCAACAGAGTTTTCAACAAAATCATTTGAAAAAACACTCTGTGTCGCCTGATTGATTGAATGAATATCTAATTCTTTTTCTTTATCTTCTTCTCTTTCTTCTTCTATTGCGTGACTGTCCGTGACTGTCACGTGACAGTCACGTGACAATAGTGCTTGTTTTTCTCTTTGAAGGCGCTTCCTGTTCCGGTTTTGCTCCCGGATTTTGTCCATACCCTCAATGTTTTGGTACTCTTCCCAGCCGGCAATAGAATAGAATCCTTCATTGGTGACTACCATGTTCAGCCGCTCCAGAGCTTCCAGGGCGAGCACTACTGTGTTTTCCTCGAAGTCCAGCTCGTCCGCCAGCATCTTTGGGGTATATGGGATGTCCTCCGTCAAGAAGATCATCCCATTTGCATTGCACCGTCCCGCCATTGTCAGGAGCATTACCCAAATCAGAACGATGCTGTTCCCGTCTGGCAGCCTGCGAAGATGTTTGATTTTGCGATTGTCGAACATATCAATTGTAATTTTTACCCACTTCACTCCTGCCATGTGCTACCTCCTTAGAACGGCAAATCGCCGTCGTCGTCAGTCAAGTCCTGGAAGGCTCCCGGAGGCGCTACATATCCGTTCTGAGCTCCTTCCTGCCCGGCTCCGGTACTCTTGGCTTCTCCGAAGTAGATGTTTTCAACGATAACTTCCCAGCTACGGCGCTTGTTGCCGTCCCGGTCCTGCCAGTCTCGCGCCTGCAGCCTGCCGGAAACGATAGCCATACTGCCCTTGGAGAAATAGTTGTTGACAAATTCGCCGGTCTTGTTCCAGGCTACGCAGTCAATAAAGTCGGTGAGCTTCTGGCCGTCCACCTGGCGGTCACGGTCAACCGCCAGGGTGAAGGAGGCAACAGGCTTGTTGCTCTGCGTATATCTAAGCTCTACATTGCGGACCAAGCGGCCCATAATGGTGATGTGATTAAGCATCCAAAACCACCGCCTCTAAGACTTCTCCGGTGCCCTCGTCCACTTCTACGAACTCAGCATAGATGGTTTCGTCGGGGACGGAGTACATGTCCTCGCTGATAGTAGTCTTGATGGTCTCGTCCTGAGCTATGCCGCGTACAAAGTCGCTCTTGAGGGGAGCGTATTTAAGCGTACTCTTGAGAACGGTTTTCTTGGCCATTTCATCGAAGTTTGTCTGCCAAGGACCGTTGCTGAAGCTCTTGGAATAGCGTTTCGCATGATTTCTCACGTCATCAATGCTCATTACTTCAAAGCCGTAGCCGCCGCTCTTGGTCTTAAACATGGCGTAGTAGGCAATAGCCTCGCCTCTGTCGCTGGTAGCCGGCAAATGCTTGAGCTGGGGATCGAGGCCAAGTTCATAAGTGAACTCGTCGTTCTCGTGGACCACATGTGCCTGGATGATACTTACCTCGCCGCTGCGGTATGCCAGGTCGATAAGGCCCTTATAGCCGAGCTGGAACTGACACTCCATAACACCGTGATTGCGGTACGGTATCAGATACGCCTGTCCCAGCGCCGTGTTGGGCTCAACGCCGAGCTGCGCGGCGGTCATCATAGCACCAAGGAAGCTCTTGGGAGTGCACTCCGCCAGCTTGGGATTGACGCTGAGCGCGGAAAGTACCATGCGGGTGAAGCGCTCAGGAGTGATAACGGCAGGCAGGGCCTTCGCAATCTCGCCCTCCATACTCTTTATGTACTGCTGCATGGTCTTGGGTGCCTTGTTCTCCGCCATGCTCTGCTGCTGTCTCTGAATAATATCTTTTGCCATAATTAAGCTCCTTTCTTTACTGTGACCTTGAAGGGTCTAATTGTTGAAGTGTTAAAGTAGATATCTGCTATGGGGCCGTTGGCCGCCTCAAATGCTTTTCTGTCGAAGGTCTTGCGAGTCTGAGTCTTGAAGCTGACTGTTGCATTACCGTAGCTGCCCTTTTCAGCGAAGCCCATGTACTGCATGATGATTGCCTGGTGCTCGCCCAGCTCTTTCTCCATTTCCTTTATGCGGTCTTTGAGCGCCAGATAGACGGTGACGTGATTTCCAACACCGGAAAGGTCTGTGCCCTGGCCGCTTCTGCTGTCGCCGAGAATGGTCCTGAGCGCTGTTTCTGTGGCCTTTGAGCCGTCCAGGGCCGGGGGGATGTTGTTCTTCACCTTGTACCAGAACTCTTCCTCCGCTGCCGCCAGCGCCTTGATTTCGGCCTCGTTACG